CTCCGCCGAGGATGAAGCCCGCATCGTCCACTTCCGCGTGTCCAACATCTGCGCGGAGGCGGACGTTAGCCTGCCGTCGCTGCGTGACCAGTTGATCTGCTACGACATGACCGCTCTTGACTGCACGCTCTGGCGCGAGGGGGCGACGGATCGCATGCAATGGCTGGCCGACATCGTGCGCCAGCATCGCGTGGGCGCTGTGATCATCGACAACGCCTCGGACGTTTACGCCAGCAACGAGAATGACCGCTCGCAGGTTCGCGGGTTCCTGCGCTGCCTCAACATGATTGCGGCGGCGACGGACTGCGCTATCCTGCTTCTGGCGCACGTTGACAAGGCATCCGTCCGCATGGGCGCGGGTAACGACACGGATTCCACGTTCTCCGGCTCGACCGCATGGAACAACAGCGTGCGTTCCCGCTGGGCCATGACGCGGGACAAGGATCGCGTCGTGCTGGCGCACCAGAAATCCAACCTCGGCCCGCAGCAACCCGCCATTGAGGTTGAGTTCGACAACACGGCGAAAGTGTTCCGCCGCTTTGGCGACGTTCCTGGCACCGCCGCTGCTCGCAATGCGCTACGCAAAACCCACCGCACGCAGATTCTGCGGGCGTTCGCGGAGGCTGACTCTCAGGGCGTCCGGGTGGCTACATCAGACCGCGCGCGCATGAACGCAAGGCGGTGGATGGAGCAGGTCGGGATGCTGCCCGACTGTGGCAAGGAAGAGTTGGAATCCTTGCTTGCCTGGTGCCGTCGAGATGGGCTGCTGGCAACCGTTGCGTACCAGCAACGCAACGGGGCCAGCAACATGCATCTTGCGATTACAGACGCTGGGCGGGCAGTTCTCGCGCTTGGGTGAGGATTTCGCGCTCGCGTTCAAGCTCCTGCCGCGCCCAGCGGCTTACGATCAAAGCCTCGTAGATGATCTGCTCTGCGACCGTAGTCGCGTGTTCGTAATCCTTCGCCAGCAGCGTGCGATACAATTCCCGCACGTTGCGGCGGAGGGCTTCGTAGTGTCCAGAGTAGTCGTCCATTATGCCACCTTGTTGAACAGGGTTTGTACAGAAGAAATCCGCTCCTGCTGAAGCGGGCCATACTCGGGGTTAAGTTCACATCCTAGATACTTTCGGTCGTGCTGTAACGCAACCTGCGCCGTCGTGCCGCTGCCCATAAAGGGGTCAAGCACAACGTCGCCAGGACGGCTTCCTGCAAGGATGCACGGTTCAATCAGCGCGGGAGGGAACGTGGCGAAGTGGGCGCCTTTGTAGGGTCGGGTGGCGACCGTCCAGACGCTGCGCTTGTTGGCTTTGTCGTATTCCTTGCTGACGTTGCCTGACTTGGTGGCGTGCTTTGAATCGTCGCTGTCCCCATACTTTTTGCCGCCAAAACGAATGCCCTCGCTGCTGACTTTTGCCGGTTCCTTGATCGCCTCGCTGTTGAAGAAATACCGTTCCGACTTGCTCAATAGGAAGATGTACTCATGCGCCTTGGTGCAGCGGTCGCGCACCGACTCGGGCATCGGGTTCGGCTTGTGCCAGATGATGTCCTGGCGCAGATACCAGCCGTCGGCGCGGAGGGCGAAGGCCAGTAGCCAAGGGATGCCGATCAGGTCTTTTGGTTTGAGTCCATCCGGCACACTGCTTCCTTTCCCGCCAACAGATTGTCCGGGACCGTGCTTCGCGCCGCCTTTTGTACTTTCCACCTGATAGCTTCTGTTTGCAGCGTAGCTATCCCCGATATTCAGCCACAGCGTTCCGTCGTCAGCCAGCACATCCCGCACGCATCTGAACACCTCGACCATCGCGGCGATGTACTGCTCGGGCGTTTGCTCCAGCCCGATCTGCCCTTCGTGCCCGTAATCACGCAGGCCAAAGTACGGCGGGCTTGTGACGCACATTTGCGCCTTGACGCCTTCGGCAGCCCATTGGCGCATTGTCTGCCTGCAATCTCCAAAGACGATCATAGGTTACCCACGTTGTAGGGAATCGGCGCACAAGCCGCGACGTTGAACGCGGTCTGCACGTTGGGGGCGGGCTGGAAGTGATACACCATCCAGACCAATGCGGCTTTGAACCCGATAAAGGGCAGCCAGCCGTGCTTCATCAAGCCCGCCATGAGCGGGTTTAGTTCGGTGCCTCCTTTGCTGACGATTGCATAGGTCGTGACCGCATCAACAGCCTGGCACAAGGCGAAAGTCTCCTTGCTGCTGGCGGCTTGCGGCAGGCTGGCGCAGCCGGTGAGGGCGGCGCATAGGGCTAGGGCGGCTAGGGGGCGGGTCATGCTTTGCTCCTTGCGCGGATGGCCTCGCAAATCTCCCGCGCGTTGTTGTCTGAGATGCACAGGCCGGTGACGATGCGGCAGGATTGCTCGCGCTCGGCTTGCGCGACAAGGGCGGCGAAGCGTTGAAGTTCCTTCCAGCACTCGCCGTCGTCATGTTCAACAAAAGGAATGCCGTCGCGGTCAATCGGGAATCCGGATTTCTTCGCCATGCGGATGATCTCGTCTCGGTCGGTCATTTCATCGCCCTCCCAATCTCAGCCGCAGCGCGCACGATGGCTCGGCGGGTGGCGTAACAGTGATCGTTGAGTGAGCCACCTTGCGTCGTCATTGCGATCAACCATCGGCGCATGAACGTCTTCCATCCGAAAAACTGAGCGCAGCGCACCGCCAGCCGCAGCGCATCGCCGTCGTCGGTGAGGGGGTTCCACCATCCATTCCCCCACGACAAGCCTTTGCTGTCGTCTTGCATCATTGGCGCAGGTTTGCCCACCGCCTTCGCGGCGAGTTCCAGCAGTTCGCGGTCGGTCATTTCTTCCTCCTATCAGCCAACCAACACACAGTCCAGAAAGCCGCGAACCCGACATAGGTCGCGCCCAGCGCCGCGCCTAGGGCGGCGTGCTTCAGTCGGTCACGCATGGTCTTGCTCCTTTCGGGCGAGGGCGGTGCGGGCGATTGGTATCGCTTGGGCTGCACGTTGCTCACACCACGCAACATCATCTCCGGGTTCGCGATCAGCGTCTCCAATGTCGGAAAGCGCAGCCTCGGCAATTCTCAGCGCCGCCAGCAACTCCGCATTGACCTCTCGCAACCTGTCGCGCTCGGCTGCGGTTTCTGGAGCGGCGGCGATCAGGCGGGCGTTGGCTTTTGCTACGTCATCAAGACCAGCCGACAGCGTTGACCTGCGAATGGTTGCCACTAGCGTTGCAGCATCGGCGCTGAATACGTCAAGCCTTGAGATGTTCCAGTCGATAATCCACGGCCCAGGCGTATGCTTGCTCATAGCCATTCTCCCAACTCAATGTGATTCAACACTTGGCAAACAGCCGCGTTCCATTTTTCGCCCAGAATGTCGCTGTCGGGGTCTTCGTAAGCCGCTTTCAGCAGATCAAACAACCTCGGGCTGGCTGCGATCAAGCGGGCGTTGGCTTCCGTCCCCCCGTACGCTTCGGCCCAGGTGTGTTCGTCCAACGGAATCAAAACGCGAGCGCGATCCAACCTCCACGGCCCCGGTGTGTGCTTGCTCATTCTCTGTCCTCCAGTTGTGCGCGGCCAAATACGCCGACGACAAGTCGACTTGGCTCGCGTTCCTCGTCTGCAATAGCTTCGGCTAGCAAGTCCATCGGGGTCAGCGTCGGGTGGTCCGACCATCCGCGACTGGTGACGATCATGCCGAGCGAGTAGAAATACGGGGCCATCGGCTCGCTCATGTCTTGGCTTCCGATTTCAACATCTCCGAGTAGAACAGCAGCGCGATCACGCGCCAGTTTTGCAGTTCTTCCTCGGTTGCAGCCCAGTCATCCGCTAGGGCGGAATGGTCGAGCCAGAGTATGCGGGCAAAGGGACTATCACAGAGGTTTGGATGCGCGAACAAGTCACGATACTCATAGCGCAGCCCACCGTGTGGCACCGGATCACGCTGTCGCTCGGCCACAGTTCCTATAGCTATGCATGAGAGTTCATCGTGCTCGGCCACGTGCTTCGCTGCCAAACGGATCAGTTTCGAGGGTTTCATGCTTGCCTCCCTGTGGCTTTTGCAATTGCTTGCCGTGCCGCTTCGTAACGACGCAGATACCCGTCGCCAAGCGCCCCCGTAGTCGGCGCATAACGGGGGAGGTACCCCATAGCCCAGGTCAGCGCATCCAGCAGTTCCGGGACGGAGGCCATACAGCCCTTCACCGCCTCCACAGCATCGTGGTGAGTCATTGACTCGCTGCCTCCGTCGATCACACTCCGTAACTGCTCGTAAAGACGGGCGGTTTCACGCAACCGCTCGACCTCACGCTCCAGCACGCAGGAATGCGCCCCCAACTGACTTAGCACATAGGCAGCGTTGTCTTCGCCACCATCAAGTTGCTCGCAGATACGTTTCAGTTCCGCATCCGTCCTCGGTGTGTCTCTCATCTCATCCTCCACAAGTGACGCGAATCGGGCAGTCCCCGCGTGTGCAGGCATAGTTTGTCACCGTGCCGGGTTGACTGCCGAGTCCGCACACAGGGCATCCTTTGGCTACCAGCGGCGGGGGCGGAAACTTCTTCATCTGTGTGATCTCCTCCCGCAGCCGCTCAACCTCGGCCCGGAGGTTGGCAATCTCGGACTCGGCGGCGCTAATAACCAATCGGACAGAACTGTCCGCATCAGCCCGCAACCTCTCGACCTCGGCCCGAAGGGCGGTGGTCTCAGCGTCATCCTGCTCGCGGCGGGGTGGGTGGGCGTAGAGGTGGCCGGTGTACCCCGGCGGCAGGTTGCTACGGACGAGCGTGCCGTTCTCCACCGTCGCCACCGGCTCGGCCTGCTCCTGCTCGGCCAGCGCGGCGCGGAGGGCGGTGATGGCGGCACCGTATTGCTCGGTGTGGTGCAAGTACGCGCAACCGTGCCGTTCCAACGCCTCCAGCGCCTGCTCTGCCGCCTTTCTCAGCGCGTCCATTAGTATCCCCTCCCACGCGACCAGGAATCCTCGGCGCGGCTGGCATAGTAGTCGTCATCCGCACCGCCTTCGTCGTCGTCCTGCGTGATGCGGGCGCTGCTCCTGCCTGACTCAATCGCCTCAAGGCACGCGGACTGGATCTCCTCGTCGTCGTCATCGTCTAGGCAGTCTGCAAGCTCCGGCGCAGGATCGCCGCCAAGCGTGAGAACCCGATACTCGACCCATCCCGGTTCGGGCGGGTAGCAGTCCTCCGGACGCCCGCTGGTGCGGCCAGGATCGCCTAGTTCGTAGTCCGTCACTTCAATCAAGCACGGCACCTCGTCAATCTCCCATTCGATACGCATGGACAGCCCTCCTGTGATAGTCATCGCGGCAATCGGCACCGCAAAACAGCCCCTTGTCCACTTCCTCGTCGCAGTTGTAGCACCTTCCCACGGGGATCAGCGTGGGCTTGCGGCGCAGGCGGGCTGCGGCGAGGTGGAGTTCCTCGACTTCCTTTGCTTTGTCGGCTTCGTCGCTCACTTGTCGCGCTCCTTCAGCATGGCGTCGGCAACGAGGTATGCGGTTTGTGCGACCCACGAATCTGTAGGATCACTTTTGTCAGCAGGCCCGCGTGGGCTTGCAATCAAACCCTGCATCGCCAACCCTGCGAAATAGTCGCGCAGGGTCATTCCACATTCGTCAAGGCGTGCGGTGTCTCCAATAGGAAACGCAGGCCCGCCTGTCTTGTTAAAATCATTCATTTCAATGACTCCTCAACGTTGACGTTCATCATCCGCAGCCGCGCCCGCATCGCACGCCAGTTGCGTCGCCCTATTTCACTCTGCATCTTGGGGTTCCCCTCCACCAGCGCGCGCCGAATGTCGCGTGGGTCTGCGCCGATGAACTCCGCGTAAAGGGGGAACACACTACGTTTGCCAAACAGGAAACGCAAGGCGGAGAAGGCGTCGGCATCCATCGTGATCTCGTTCGCTTCGCCCGCCTTCTCTGCCGCGTTTGGTGCTTTTGTCGCGTCCCAAATGGCTTGGGCAATGACTGCGGCGAACAGGCGGCTACAGGCTGCGTCGTCGGCGTTCGTCGTCGGTCTAGTGCTGAGAAAGTCAATCATGCCAGCCGCCACACGCGCACCACGCTATCCCCAGTCGCGCGGACGCTATACCGCCAGCCATGCACCTTGCGAAGCGTGGCGGCGGTCTGGATGAGCTTGCGAGACTCGTAACCCGAGAAAATCCTGCTCTCGCCGGGTTCCAGTTCCTCCATTGCCACGCGGATCTCGGACGGTTTGTGCCCGCTAGGCTTGGGCGCGACGGGGATGCCTTGCTGGACGGGGCCGATGCTCTCGAAACGGCGGAGCATTTTTAGGTTGGTCGACACTCTAGCCCCCCACCAGCACGCCAAGCATGACAAGGGCGGCGAACGCCAGCGCGATGCCGACTGCGTAGTCGCCGGGGCAATAGTCCCTCTCTGCCGCGCGCGGAAGGCGCTGCATCTGACGCGCAAAGCGGTAGTGCGCGGGGTTGTGATCGTAGGTGCGGCTGATGATGGGTTTCATGGGTTCTCCTCAGTACGTTACGATGATCGCCACGATGGCGAACAGGGACAGCGACAGCATGATGATCGCCGCGCCCGCGAGCGCCATGAAGTAGCGCTCCCACCAGGTTTCGCGCGGAAGGTAGCGGTAAGGGCAGTCGCGCCCCTGTTGGCAATCGCCATTGCAGCAAATCATGTCTTAATGCTCCCATCTGGGTTGAGCGCGCCGGGGGCGAACAGGTGCCTCAGTTCGTCCGGTACGCGGTAGGTGTACGACCGCACCTTGCGCGGTTGTACGGGTTTGCTTGGCACTTCCACGGCGCGGGGGCCGGGGAAGGGCCAGGATGAGGGGGTGGGGATGGGGCGCATGCTAGTTGAAGTACCGCGATGCGATGCCGCGTCCGAATCGCTGCCGCATGGCGTAGCGCAGTTCATGGCCGGTATAGTGACTGCCCGCGCAGTCGTCGCGCGTGACGGCCCACAGGACATCCGCGAGCCAGCGTGCGACCGCGCCACGATACTCGGTCGGGTAATACTGCCCCGGCGTGTAGTCGATGCGCGAGCCATCGTCGCACACGGCAAGGCGCGAGTGCAGCGCGGCCAGCATGGCGTCCAGCGTGCAGGTATGCCGAGACTCGACCGCGTCCAGCAAGCGCAGCGCATCCGCACGCCCCCGCGCTGCCGTGCGGATGTCGGCACGGTAGGCGGCCGCGTTGTCGTAGTTGCGCCAATCAAAGCCGGGGCGCGTGCGAATGAAACGGCGGATGGCGTCGCAGAGTTGTTGTTTGTCCATGATGTCTCCCGAGGGTGATAGGCGCAACGCGCGCCCCATAGCCCGCCATGCGACGGGCTACAGGTCGGGCGCTGTTAGTCAGCGTATGCGGATTCGATGCGCTCGCCGCAATGGCAGCAGCAGAGCTCCGAATCTTCCCAGTTGATATCCACGCCCTCCGGTCGCCAGCCATCGCGCAGGTTGCCCCGGTTCGCGCGGGCGATTTGCCGGTACTCTACGCGAGCGCAGTCCATGCACAGCGCCTCGCCGTCAATCATTGTGACAAACATGGGGTAACCGCCAGGCCATGCAAACTTGCTGCGAATCGCGTTGCGAAGTTCAATGCTGTTCATGTCAGTCTCCCGAGTGTGGCGCACATGCGCCGGTAGTAGAGTACAGGGTTGCGGGTGGGTTGTGTTAGCCGCCCCCGGAGGGGCGGCGAAAGCGTTACTGCTCGCGGCAGTACGAGTACGACACCATGAGGATCGACTGATCCTCGAACTGCCATTGCTCGTCGGGGCTAAACGAATAGCCCCCATTGCCGACCCCGTCGTTCGACGAGGAAAGGCACTTTCCTCCCTGCTCGCGCAGGTAGCGGCCGCTGGGGCGGGCGTACCGCCCTTCGGCCTCGCACTCGAGCTCGATGCGGGCGGCGGTGGTGGTGATCGTGGTCATGTCAGTCCACCTCCACGCGCACCCAATCAAATCCGAAACCCTCGGGCAACGTTGTGCATCCCTCGGGCAGGCGACCGCCGCGCAGTTGCGCGACGTACAGGGTGTCGCCCCGTGCCAGCGTCACGCTGGCCCGGTTAAACGGCACGCCCAGCACCGCCGCCGTGTCGGCGTGGCCGACGACCGAGGTGAGGCCCGAAACGTCCGGGGCCTCGCAGGGGGACAGGCGAACCTGCCCAAGCAAGTCGCGGGGCACCATGCCCAGCGAGAATGCGTTGCCGACGTAGATCATGTCAGTCTCCCGTTAGCACGCTGCGACCGCAGCGCATGGACGAATCATGCACCTATTCGGGCCGCTTGTGTCTACCGTTCGTCGGCGATTTCCTACCGTTCGTCGGTCGGCGAGTGGCATCCGCCCCCTGCTAGGTTGGACAAAACTTGACATAAACTGTCCGCCAGCGTGCAGAATATGGGCTTCACGCAGTCACGCAGTGGCACGCAGTCACTGCGTGGGCACTGCGTGTGACTGTGTGACTGAGTGGGAATTTGTCACTTGTATGTCATTGCCATCCGCCCCTCGCCACGCAGTTATGAGCTGACTGCGTGAACTGTCAGAATGTCGTCAGAATTGATATTTCCTTTATGCGCCAATGGGTTAGCGCGCATGGCGTTGCGGGTTGCTGTTGCGAAAACTTGCGTTTCACGCAGTCACACGCAGTGCGTTTGAAATGACTGTGTGTGACTGTGTGACTGAGTGTGTGTCACCACACACAGTCCCCCCCCTAAAGGGGGGGACAGTGTGTGGTGACACTAGCCCACTGCGTTTGACAAGGTGAAAAGGCGTGCTAGGCTAGCGGCGTCAGCAGCGAGGATAGGTGATTGCATGACCGCTAGCGTAGCGACTGCGAGCGCAGAAAAAAAACCTGCGCTGAAAGAGCGGCCGCGATCGCCCATCACCGGGCACCCAGTCCCGAACGGGCGACCGAAAGGCGTGCCGAACAAGCTCACGCAGTCCCTGCGGGCGGCAATCGAATACGCGGCTCAGCCAGGACAATGCCACCCGCAGGGGCTGGCTGGCTGGCTGGTGGAGCGGGCACGCGGATCTATCGGCGACCGGCAAATCTTTGCCGGTCTGGTCGGCAAGGTCATCCCGCTACAGGTCAACCAGCAGGTCAGCGGCGGCATCGCCATTCAACTTGGCTGGCTGCAACAGCGCGGAATTGGCGCGGTAGCGACACAATCCGCCGAGCGCGTGCCGCAGGTCATTGACCAGCAAGGCAAAGCCGCCACCGCTCAGATGATTGCTAATCAGATTGACGACCGCACCATCGTCCTATCGCCCGTGCTGCCTGACGCGGTAGCCGTCGAGACGGGCCAGCAGGACGGCCAGGACGCGCTACAGGACACGCGCGAGGCGGACAAGCCCGCAGGTACGGGGCGCTAGCGCGGGCCTGCCTGCGCGCTCGCAGCGGGCTGGCTGGCGACCCCCTACCCCCCTCGAACCCGGATAGGGGGGGCGGGTAAAAATGTAGTCCCTACCCTCCCCCTTAGCATCCCCAAAAAAGGTTTTGCGCCAACCGCATGAGCCGTCATTACCAGCAGCACTTAAGCGAAGTCGAGTGCATTGAACTGTCTGAGGAGTTTGACTTCTGCATCGGCAACGCGATCAAGTACATCTGGCGTGCGGGGCACAAGACTGTGGGTGTGCGGCCAGACCTGGAAAAGGCGGAATGGTATTTGCTGCGGGCGGATAGGGCGGCAAAGCAGCGATTACCGGCGCACAAGGCGGAGCGTCTGTCAGCCTATCTTGCCCATGAGGGCGATGACTGGCGGCGGATGGCGATCTACAGCGTATGTACGGGTGACGTACAGAAGGCGCTTGAGGTGATCCGGGAGGCGATGGAGTGAAGCTCCAGGATTACCAGCCGCGCAATGTGTTTTTGCCCTTGCACAATCGCAGCAAGCGGTGGGCGTGCGTGGTGGCGCACCGGCGGGCGGGCAAGACAGTGGCGATGTGCGCGGATCTGGTGATCGGGGCGCTGGAGACGGCGTTGCCGCGCCCGCAGTTTGCGTATTTGGCCCCGTTTCGGGATCAGGCGAAGCGGGTGGCGTGGAACTACCTCAAGGAACTGACGCGGGATTTCTGGATCAAGGAGCCGAACGAATCGGAATTGCGGATTGACATGAAGAACGGGCACGGCAACGAGAGCCGGATTTACGTGGCCGGTGCTGACAATCCGGATGCGTTGCGAGGGATGTACTTTGACGGCGTGGTGATGGACGAGGTTGGGCAGATGCGCCCGAGCGCGTGGTATAGCGTGCTGCGTCCTGCGTTGTCGGATCGGAAGGGCTGGGCCATTTGGGCGGGGACTCCGGCTGGAAAGAACTTCTTTTGGCAGTTGCGGGAGGAGGCGCGGCTGAATCCGGAGACGCACATCCTGATGGAGTTGCCTGCGAGCCGTACGGGCATCCTAGATCAGGAGGAATTGCGGGACGCGAAGGCGCAGATGACCGAGGAGGCGTATGCGACCGAGTACGAGATCAGTTTTGATGCGGCGATTCCGGGCGCGTACTATGCCAAGATCATTGGGGAGTTGTACGAAAAGGGGCAGATTGGGGACATGAGCCTTGACCCCACGCTGCCGGTGGATTACGCGGCTGACCTGGGGTACACGGATTCGTGCAGTTGGTGGGGTTGGCAGGCGACGGTCGATGGGTATCGGGTGGTGGACTTCTACGAGGCGGATGGACAGCCGATCCAGCACTACATTGACTGGCTGAAGGCGCGACCGCACAAGGTGGGCGAGGTGTATTTGCCGCATGATGCGCGGGCAAAGAGCTTGCAGACTGGCAAATCGATCATTGAGCAGTTCCTGTCGGCGGGAATCCGGCCCAAGATGGCACCGGAACTGTCGTTGCAAGATGGGATTGAGGCGGCGCGGGTGGTGCTGCCGCTATGCTGGTTCGATGAGAAGGCGACGTACGACGGGGTTGACCATTTGCGCGGGTATATGCGCGAGTGGGATGAGAAAACGCAGACGTTTCGCAACCGGCCCAAGCATGACCAGCACTCTCACGCGGCGGATGCGTTCAGGTACATGGCTCTTTCGGTGAGGAAGGTATTGCCGAAAGGGGCGGGCGGTGACAGAATTGCACGGCGGCAGGGTGTTTCGCAGGGGCTGAATTACGCCTTTTCGTTGGATGACCTGTGGACGACCGCGCCCAAACAAACGACGAGGGTGGGTTGATGGAAACGTCCGCCAGGATTGAGAAATCGACCGATTTTGCGGCGACCCCGGCAGGAATGGCGCAGCGGTGGGGCACGGAGATTGCGGCGGCTGAGCAGGAAATCGAGCCGTTTCACCGCGATGCGCGAAAGATCATCAAGCGGTACCTTGACCGGCGTGATGCGTGGGAAGAGGACGAGAGCCGTGTCAACCTGTTCTGGTCTACGGTCAAGGTTTTGCTGTCAATGCTGTATGCGCGTCCGCCGAAAGCGGACGTTAGCCGTGCTTGGCAGGACGCGGAGGACGATCAGGCGCGTGTTGCGGGTACGATGCTGCAACGGCTGCTGAACAAGGACTTTGAGGAACAGGTATCCAGTTGGGACAGCACGATCCGGCAGGGGATTGAGGATTGGCTGGTCGTTGGCATGGGCCAATGCTGGATGCGCTACGAGGTCGAGACGGAAGAAGTCGAGATTCCGGCTGTGATTGACCCCATGACGGGCATGGAAATCCAGCCCGCGCAGATGGTCGAGCGGATTGTCGAGGAAGAAGCCGAACTCGACTATGTGCATTACCAGGACTTCTTCTGGTCGCCTGCCCGGACATGGCGGGAGGTGCGTTGGGTCGCGCGTCGGGTGCATATGACGCGTGAGCAACTGGAGGCGCGGTTTGGCGAGGCGATTGCCAAGTCGGTGCCGATGATCCAGCCCAAGCGCGAGAATGACGAGCAGACGACCAAGCACGACCCGTGGGCGCGTGCCGAGGTTTTCGAGATCTGG